CAGCTATAGAGATCTTGGAGAGGCAGAATGGCAGATAAAAGCGGCCGCGGCACTTATGCCATTACTGTCGATCCGTACGAGTTTAAGAATCTTCTTGGGCTTCTGGGTTCTTTCCCAGCCGAGTATCAGCAACTCGTAAGAGATCGGGCGCAGCCTATGTCTCAGAGATTAGCTGGCCAGCTCATGATGAGCGGACTGTCTGCTCCAGCTCCGCAGACGAAGCTAGTAGTCCAGACGATCAAGTCTCCACGCGATCGTCTTATTCGCGTCGACATCGGCGGCCCTAAGAAAGTCGGTCGTCCTTATGGCGGAGAAGCTTCTAAGAGCGGTAAAGGCGCGAAGGTTCGTCGTCAAGCTGCGCCAGCTGGCGCGCTGCTCTGGGGAACAGAATACGGATCGCATGGCGGCGTCGACTCGATCGGCCGAACATTTACGAACAGATTTAAGACTCCCTACAATAAGCGCGGCTACTGGATCGCTCCAGCTGTCGACTTCTACGTCCCAGTCGTCGCGCGAGAATACGCGCTTATGGTGCAGCAGATCGCTAACGAATTGAGGCTAAAGTAATGGCGGGCATTCCGAAGATAAAGATTACTTTCGACGCCGACTTCGATCAGCTAAAGAAGGGCGTCAAGGGCGCACAGAATGAAGTCGAAGGCTTCGGATCTAAGATGGGCGGCTTCGCTAAGAAGGCGGGAGCTGCGTTCGCCATAGCTGGAGCGGCTGCGGCCGCTTACGCTGGAACTCTTCTCGTCGATGGCGTTAAGTCTGCAATCGAAGACGAAGCGGCTCAGGCTAAACTCGCGACGACTTTACAGAACGTCACTGGCGCAACAGAGAGCCAGATCAAGGCTGTCGAAGATTACATAACTCAGACGGCACTAGCTAACGGAATTACGGACGACCAGCTTCGTCCATCGCTCGATCGGTTGATTCGCTCAACGAAGGACGCGACCAAGGCGCAAGAACTCCAGAGTCTAGCTTTAGACATCGCAGCGGGAACAGGTAAGGATCTAAAGACCGTCTCGGAAGCTCTGGGTAAAGCTTACGACGGCAATCTAGGGGCATTAAAGAAGCTGGGCGTCGGCATTGATGACTCGATAATTAAGTCCAAAAACTTCGACGCGGCTGCGGCTGCGCTTTCTAAAACATTCGAGGGCCAAGCTTCTAAGCAAGCCGAAACCTTTCAGGGAAAGATGGCTCGTCTTACTATTGCAGTTGATGAAGCAAAAGAGACTGTAGGTTCTTACGTCCTAGATGCTCTTACTCCGCTCGTTAGTTCGTTCGTCGATAAGGGAATCCCAGCGATTCAGGATTTCGCTAAGAATCTGGGGGAAACACTTGGCCCAGCATTCGGCCAGATCTTTAAGGTCATTCGAGACGATTTACTTCCGATCTTAACTTCTTGGTGGAAGTTTTTGTATAACGAAGTAATCCCAGCAATCGGAAAAGTAGTCGGCCCAATTCTAGAAGGACTTAAATCAGCATTCGACAAGATTAAAAAGGCGATCTCGGATAACTCCGACGAATTACAGCCATTCTACGGATTCTTAAAACAGGTATGGACTTTCATCGATAAGTATTTAGCTCCCATTCTTGGCGGAGTGTTTAAGACAGCACTTGAAGGAATTGGAACGATCGCGGCTGGCTTGGTTACTACATTCTCTAAACTAGTCGGATTCTTGACAGGTACTTATAACGCTGTAAAGAAGATTATCGACTTCATTAAGAATAATCCTGTTACTAACTTTTTCGATGGCGGAGCTAAAGGTCTGAAAGCTTCGGTCGTCCCAGAAGAAATCGTAGTCGTTCCCGAAGTTAGTGGATTCGATACTGGAACGCCTAATTCGCCTTTCGCTCCGACTCCAGATTCCCCTACATTTACAGGCGCGCCGCTAGGAGCTTATTCTCCAGCTATGCAAGCGGCGATCTTACGTCGTGAAGAATTAAAGGCCGAGACCGAGAGACTTCGTAAAGAGCGCGAAGATGCCGCAGCTGCTCGATTAGCTGCGACTGGCGGTTTATCAACAGCGGAACGAATCGTCGTTAACATGGGAATCGTGGGAGATCCAGAATCGGCAGCTCGTACGATCATCGATGTAGTTAATAAGTCCCAAGCGCGCGGCACTCTTGGCGCGGGAGCGTTCTTAACAGTATGACCCTATGGACTCCAGTCTGGAGCGTTCTTATCGATGGGGTCGAGTATAAGAACATAACTCTGGCGAATCTCACTATCGAATCTGGCCGCCGCGACATCTATCAGCAAGCGGTAGCGGGCTACTGTAGTTTATCCGTCCTTAACATCGACGACGATCCGATCACTGTAGAGATTAACTCTGGGATAACTGTCTTCGTGCAGAACTCCACAGCTACTCCAGTGGCAATCTTCGGCGGAAGCGTGAGCGACATTCTTACGACAGTGGAAAGATCGGGAACTGGCGGACTAGTCCAGACTATTAGCATTACAGCACTTGGCGCACTTTCACGTCTTCCGAAAGTATTAACCGAAGGCGTACTAGCTAAAGATTTCGAGGGCGATCAGATCTACGACATTCTCGACGGCATTCTTTACGGAGCTTGGAACGAAGTACCCGCCGCTCTTACTTGGGCTGCTTACAATCCGACGACGACATGGACTAACGCGGAGAACAGCGGAGTAGGTGAGATCGATCGCCCAGGCAATTATGAACTCACTTCGAGAGCTAGTGACATTACAGACGCTTATTCTTTAGTCGCAGCTTTAGCCACTTCTGGACTTGGTTACATCTTCGAGGACGGACAGGGCCGAATCGGGTACGCAGACAGTACACATCGCGGAACTTATTTAGCTGCGAATGGTTATGTCGAGCTTTCAGCCTTAGACGCTTATTCCAGTGGCTTACAGACATCGACCAGATCGGGCGACGTTCGTAATGAAGTGACGATCACTTATAAAAATGGCAATCAGCACACAGCAAGCGACGCCGCATCTATCGCCAGTTATGGATCTCTGGCCCAGAACATTCTTACGACACTGGAGAACGGCGCAGACGCGACCAGCCAAGCGAACTTTTATCTAGCTCTTCGCGCTTACCCTAGAGCTAACTTCGAGTCGATTCGTTATCCATTAGGAAGTCCTAACGTGACGGATTCAGACAGAGATTCCCTTATCGGTATCTTTATGGGAATGCCAGTAAACATAACCGATTTACCTACAAACATGGGAACGAACTTCCAAGGCTTCGTAGAAGGCTGGAGATTCTCAGCTGGCTATAACTCTCTGGCGGTCGATCTTTACGTTACGCCACTGGCTTATTCACTCGATGCGGCTCGCTGGAATGACGTGTCCGCTTCCGAAACTTGGAACAGTCTTAGCCCTACACTTATCTGGTTAAACGCGCTTATAGTCGCATAAAGGAGAAAACATGGCAACAACTACGCCTAACTTCGGCTGGAGCGTTCCGACTTCCACCGACTTAGTAAAAGACGGCGCGACGGCGATCGAGACACTTGGCGACGCTATCGATGCTTCTCTCTTAGATCTTAAAGGCGGAACGTCTGGACAGGTCTTATCTAAAAACTCCAATACAGACATGGACTTTATTTGGGTAACGTCCGACGATGCTAACGCGATCCAGAATACGATCGTCGATGCTAAAGGTGATCTAATCGGTGCAACAGCGTCAGACACTCCAGCGCGTTTAGCTGTCGGAACAAATGGTCAAGTTCTCACGGCAGATTCCACGGCGGGTACTGGTCTAAAATGGGCAACGCCCGCAGGTAGTGGATTAGTTCATCTTAATACAACGACTGGCAGCGGTGTAACTTCTATTAGTATCGGATCGGACGCAAGTCCTTTATTTAGTAGCACTTACGATCATTATAAAATTGTTATCGTCTGCGATAGCGATAGCACAGCGAGCCAAGTTAATTTTAGACTAAGAGCTAACACGACGGACTTAACAGGTGCTAATTACAACACTCAGACCGTCGGTGGAGCTTCTACGACAGCTTTTGCACAACAGACTCTAGCTGGCACTTCTGCGAAAGTTATGGATAACCATACTACCGATTACACAAACTCGACCGAGTTTTTGCTTACGAATCCTTTTAACGCAAGAAACAAGACTTTTCTTTCTAACAGTGTCTCAACTAGAAACACTATTGGAACTCTAGTTAATAATGGTTACATCGACAGCGCAAGTTCTTATAATGGAATAACGATTTTAAGCTCAGATAACATCAATAACGCAACTATCTACGTCTACGGATTGGCTAAATAATGACCGAACAAATCTACGTTTTAGACAATGGTGTAAAAAGATTAGCCAACACGAAAGAATTGGCTCAATTAGAAGCCGATCGTCTAACACATCAACAAGAATTAACAAATTTGGAAGCTAAACTCGCGGTAAGAAAAGCGGCAGAAGCGAAGTTAACGGCTCTAGGTTTAACGTCAGATGATCTCAAAGCTTTAGGGTTATCTATGGAAATTCCGACGCCATGATTTACCCAATCGGAACAGCTGCGGCGGTCGTCGAAGTAGCACTGGCCGAAGTCGGTACAGTCGAAGAGGGCAATAACTTAACGAAGTACGGAAAGTTTACTAAGGCCGACGGTCTGCCATGGTGCGGATCTTTCGTTAATTGGTGCTTCCATGAAGCGGGCGTAAAGCTGCCATCGATGGTCTCTACAGCTGCGGGCGCGCATAAGCTTAAAGAGATCAATCGCTGGTCTAACATTCCGCGCGTGGGTCTTCTGGCGTTTATGGACTTTCCGCATGATGGACTAGATCGAATTAGTCACATTGGAATTGTGGTTAAAGTATTAGAAAATCATCAAGTGGTAACTATCGAGGGTAATACTTCGGGTAATGGCGACCAGCGTAACGGTGGAATGGTTATGGTAAAGGTCAGAAATTACGGCGAAGGAAAAGAGATCGTCGGCTTTGGTATTCCTAAGTATGTCGCCTATGCTGGAGATTATCCAGAAGTAGAAATTCCATTAGATAAGGTTAACAAAAGGTTAACAAAAAAAAGAACAAAGGATAAATAAATGGAGCAAGCTAAATCACTATTGGCCAGCTGGGGACGTTCATTCTTAGCGGCTTCTTTAACTCTTTACATGGCTGGCGTAACAGATCCTAAAACTCTTCTTATGGCTGGCGCAGCGGCTATTGCTCCAGTAATTCTTCGATGGTTAAATCCTAAAGACACAGCGTTCGGATCAACGGGGAAATGACACCGAATGAATGGACAGCGGTCATTACTTGCATTATCGGAGTTATGGCCGCTGTCTACTCGGCAGCTCGTTTAATGGTTAAATCCATTCTTCGCGAGTTCCAGCCTAACGGCGGTTCTAGCTTAAAGGATCAAGTAAATAGAATCGAAACTCGTCTGGACGCGCTTTACACGAAACTTATAGACTAAACGTTAGAATTATGCTATGGCCCAAAAGCGGAGATCTACGAAGCGTGTAGCGACAGTTCGAGAAGATGATTATACAGCTCTCGAACAGTATGCGATCGCCCTTAACGAGTATTACAAAGCTCTACGCAAAGCTGGATTCTCCGTCGAATTATCTCTGGGTCTTCTAAGCGATAAAGAATCTTATCCCGCTTGGATTCTTCCCGAGCCAGTCGATCCTAATAAGCTTGGGTCGACAGATTACGAAGACG